TTATTTGGTGCGGATTTCAACGTGTTGACCATCACTTTGAACAAGTACATAACGAATACTTGAACACGCCGAACCACAACCATGATCGAATTCACCTTGCATAACTTGTTCTACTAAATTTGCATTACCGAGTAAGCAACCAGCGCCCCATTTGGCATAAACAGATGCTTCTCTTTCAAAATACGCAATTGTGCCTTCGCCTACATTATCAGTATATTGGATAGTTCCATCAATGACAATGTCACCTAACACAAATGTTCCTGGAGAAACAGTACGCGTTTCACCGCTCTGAAATGATGTGCAAGATGACAAACTCTCAACGGCAGGAATGATAATTGGTTGTGTTGAAACAGGGACACTTGGTTGTTGTATTTGCGATGTTGCGGTAATAACAATAATAATGGGGGTGGAAATTGGGTCTTGTTGAGGTGGCGCAGACTGTCCGCCATCGCTTATTGGAGAACTACCGACTGGGCTGAATGGAGAAAGCCAACTTAGCAATGCCACAACACAAGCCGCAATTGTAAAAATAGTGCCTATGATTGCTAAAAAAATACTTATGAATTCACGAGGTTGCTTCATTAGTGTAATCTCCCAATTAACTCTTTGACTTGTCTTTTATGGGTTCTTGTTAACAAGAATTTCAAATGAATGGAAGGGCGGGCTGATGTTTTGCGTTGACATCCGCCGCGCTAGGCGCGGCCTCTGCCCGGGAGCAGAAAAAATCTCGATCCCACCTCCTCCCCCAAATTGGACGCTTCTCCAATTTGGGGGATCGCGTAGCATACCCGCAGCGATAGCGGAGTGGTAGGTGTCGCAGACGGAGGGGGCGATAGAACGCTGTGTTGGGCTGTATTAATGGTATTTAGCTTGCTTGCTCACTGATTAGGTTGATGCCAATCTTCTTTGGGTCAATAGCGCTTGTAACTATCATTATGTGATCTTCTAACTGAGCAAATAGCTCTGGCAAATAATCATGGTCAACTGGTTTTATCCTTTTTAAAATATGGGTGAATTCATCCCATATTTTGTCATAAGTTGCTTGTTCCCCTTCAATGGCCGCCTTGGTCATCTCCGAATCTGCTGCGAGATTATCAGCGATTCGTTTATAAGTTGTTTTCTGCCCACTTCGACATCGAACAATCAAATGCCCCTTGAATTGCTCTAAAAGTCTTCGTGGGTCAGCGGCCGCGAGTGGGGGTTCTATTACTTTAGCAGCACATCTTAAGACTGCTTCAGATGCACTGCCATGAAGTTCACCAAGTTCTGGATTTAGTTTTGCCAGTCTTTTTGCTACTTCGGCAGATGTATTGTGAGCGTCTCTAATTTTCTTATACGATTTTTTGTTCTCGTCTACCCAGTTTAGTATAAAAGCCTCACCTACATTGTTACCTATGTTGTCCATGTAACGATAATATTGGGTTGGCAGAATAGTCCCCGATGTTGACGGATAGATTTCAAAATTTTCTGGAGCACTTGGGATGTTTAGCAACCCTGGTAGTGTCTGCTGCGTTGCTTGCAAAACATATCTAAAATTCTCGTCAATATACGGAGAGAGCACATCAGGCTCTTTTTCAGCAGCGTGCTCCATCCATTCCTGAAACTCCAAATCTTGTTGAATGACAGGAATGTATCGATTCCAACCTAACAACTTATCCAAAAATTCCCTCTTGGTATTTCCAATAGAGAATATCAGGGCTTTTGTTTCATTATCACTCATTCGTATACCTCCTGTCGACTACAGCACGCTTTTTTGTTAGGCGCATCTTTACTACTCTTCACTATTGGTATCAATTGTTTCTGCCGACGTTTCGATTTTATCCTGAGAATTATTTTTTGTTCGTAATGCAATTTCTTTAAGTTGAATCTCTAGTTGCTGCTTTATCATTGCTTTTATCACTTGTTTTGAAAAGTCATAAGTATTTTTTATCCATTCTTCTACCTGATTGACACTTAAAGACGATGCTTTGAGTTTTCGACCATCTTTAGCTCTTAAACGATCCGTGTTATGGACAATTTTATGCCGTCGTTCCATGATTTTTTGAATTTTGGGCAATATCAAATCTAATTCTTTAGAAGGTCGAAGTCCGCAATCTTGGATAAGAGCCATAATATCTGTTGTGTCATTAAAACTTAGCCTTGTCAGGTAATCGCTTACTGAGGCGTCCAGAAGTGCATCAACTGTTTTTCCCCGATGGTGAGCCAATTTCCCGAGTAAAAACTTTTCAGGTCTTCCAACATTATTTAATCCCATCAAGGGGATACGATTTAATGCCTCTTCACTACTAATTGGTAAATAGTACGCTGCCACAGATCTCAGAAATTCCTCAATTGTTGCGTGAAGAAAAACTACAGCAAATCTCAAGAGATCAGATTTGTTTGCAGACCTTCTGCCTGCTCCATGTCCATAAGTATCTCGATAGAGCAACAGAACATGCCTAACCCGTTGTAGGTTTTCCGACAACGATTCAAGAGGATCGGAAAGAACATCTGCTAATGCTTTCGCGATAATTGATGCGGGGTCAGAGTCTTTTTTGTTCATCTTCTAATAAGCGCCTAACTACGTGTTCAGCAAAATTTCTTGTTAAATACCCTCGTGCGGGGTGTCTATATTGCCCTTATTTTATCAAACAAACAGTAAAACTTCAGAGATCGCACAAGCGCTTTCTTTTCTGTAAAAGCCCGCTTGTCGAGCGACGCGCTGAGCCTGTCGAAGCGTAGGCCGTTCGTTGGCCGTATCGAGACCCAACCACTTGCGTTTCACGAATATTTGTGCTAAATTCCCCCCCGTCCCGACCCGCCCCCCATCGCGGTCGGGACGACTGCATTTAATTCGGGGAGTGGGTCATTCAAAAAATCTTTCCCTTGCTCTTGCCCTTGCCTTTGCTCTTGTTCTTGATCTTCCTTTGTGCCCCTTCGTGTCCTTCGTGGTTAAAAGTTCTTCGCTCTTGATCTAAAGGCTCTTCCCCATGTTCAAAAACTTCCTCGCCCGTCTCCCCTTCATCTCCCGCACCATCCAGCGCGAAGTCCGCGCCACCCTCGCCTACAAAGCCGAGACCGATTCCACCATCACCCAAGGCCGCCGCCTCGGGCAGTTGGAACGCGAGCGCACGCCCTACGACCGCAAGACCATCATCCTCGAAACCCTCAAAGCCTGGCGGGATAACCCCATTGCCCGCCGCCTGGTCGAGATCACCACCGAATACATCCTCGGTGCCGAAGGCTTCAAGATCGAATGTGAGCACGACCACACCGCCAAATTCATGGATGAATTCTGGCATCACTTCATCAACCAGATGGATGAGCAAATCAACGAATGGGCCGATGAGTCCACACGCGCAGGCACGCTCTTTATTCTGTTTTCCACCGATGTCAGCGGCATGCCGCTGGTACGCGCCGTCTCTGCCGAGAACATCGAGACCATCGTTACCAAAGGCAATGACTACCGCCAGGCCGAGCGCTACGAAACCGCCGAAGTAGACGTCACCTATCCTGCCTTCGATCGCAATGCCCCCCAGCCTGTCTTTATGGTGCATTTCCCCATCAATCGTCTGGTCGGTTCCGCTTGGGGTGAAAGTGACCTCACGCCCGTTCTGGTTTGGATCAAACGCTACACCGACTGGCTCGAAAACCGCGCCCGTCTCAATCGCTTCCGCAATGCCTTCCTCTGGATCCTCAAACGCAAATGGACCAGCGAAGCCGAGAAGCAGCGCAAGCAGAACGAGTTGAACGCCAACCCGCCGCCGCCCGGATCCGTGATGGTCGCCGACCTCGACGAGACCTGGGAAGCGCCCGCGCCCAAACTCGATTCCTCCGACGCCAATGCCGATGGCCTTGCCCTCAAAAAGATGATCGGCGGTGGCTTCGGAATTCCCATGCACTGGTTGAGCGAACCCGAGTCCTCCACGCGCACCACCGCCGAAGCTGCGGGTCTGCCAACCTTCAAACGTTTTGAACAGCGTCAACGCTGGTTCAAAAATGTGATCCTTTCCGTGCTCACTATCGCCGTGCGCGTGCGCGCCGATTACGACAACCTGATCGACCCCAAAGCCGCCATCAAGATCACCGCGCCCGACATCTCCGAGCGCGACAATGCCGCCCTTGCCCTTGCCACGTCCAATATCGTTTCCGCCTTCCAACCCTTACTCGATAAAGGCTTGATCAAAGCCGATGAATTCCTGCGCATCGTCTACCGTTTCGCAGGCGAAACCTGGCCGCCCAAAGCTGGAAACAAAATATCCCAAAAGAGTCAGCCGCCCAAAAAGACGGGCGTCCGTGTAGACGCCTCTTCGGGCGATGTCACCACCCCAGGAGCAGCTTAATGCAAAAGTCCTTCCACTTCCAACTCCAAGCCAGGCCATCGGGCGATGACTTCAAGATCATTGCCATTTCCGCAGGCGAAGCCAAAGGGCACGGCCTATCGTTTACCGACGCCGTACTCAAAGAGTCCTTGCCGCTCTGGGACGGGATCCCTTGCATGTTGGACCATGATTGGATGCCCTCCGTCACCCGTCTGGCGGGCATCGTCAAAAATCCCACTTGGGACGAGACCGAGCACGGCATTCAAATGACTCTCGTCCCCAACGGCCCCGGCGCACAGGTGCTCAAAGACCTGCAAGCCGCCGTCAAGTCCGACCACGCCCTCTCCAAAGTCGTCGGGTTTTCGGCAGTCGTCAGCCTGTCCTATAAGGCCAGCGGCGAAGTGATCAAAGTCAACACAGCCCGCTCCGTGGACTGTGTCATTGACCCAGCGCGCGGTGGGAAGTTTTTAAGCCGAGGCAGCTACATGCTGCCATCGGCTACCTCGGCGACAAGAGTCGCCGAGGTCAGCCGCCTCCTGCCGCCATCGGTTATATCGGCGCTCCGAAGCGCCGATGTCCGCGCTAATCCAACCCATTCTCTTGAAAGGAGAAACCAAATGACCAAGAAGACCCCCACCGCCGCGCTCGAAGAGCAAGTGGACGAGACAGAAGAACTCGCCGCCGATGAGATCGATGAGACCGAAGACCTCGCCGCCCGCATCGACGAGACCGCCGCACGCCTGCAGGGAGCCCAGGCGCACGTTGAAACCTTGCAGAGCAAGGCGCAAGAAAGCACGCAAATTCTGGCGAGTATTTGTCGGAACTTGCTCGCCACCTCCCTCAGCACCTCGCGCCTGCCGTCCAGCGTCACCGCGCCCATCAAGAAACGCATGCTGAAACTGATCGAGACCGACGAACTGGACCGTTTCTCGGAAGTCCTCGAAACCGAGATCACCGAAGCGCGCTCCATGCTGTCCGAACTGACCGCCTCCGAGACCGTACAAGGTCCGTCCCGCCTGTCTTCCTTCACCACCGGCGGAGATCAATTTTCCGCCGCCGTCTACGATCTGATGAGCGCCCCCCGCCCCGATCATCTCGTCAAAGTGAAAGCCACTCGCTTGTCGGGCATCCGCGAGATGTACATCCTGGGCACGGGTGATCGCTACTTCCATGGCGGCTACGATCCCGAAGCCATCCACATGTTTGCCACCACCGCCAGCCTGCCGAACTTGTTGACCGACGCGCTCAACAAGTTGGTGCATGACAACTGGAACAAGTTTGCCGCCAAGGGCTACGGCTGGTGGAGAAATATTGTCCGCGTCGAACACTCGGACAATATTCAGGATGTCAAAGGCATCCTGCTCGGGCAAACCGATATTCTTCCCACCGTCGCCGAAGGCGATCCGTATGACGAACTCGAAGTGACCGACAGCAAAGAGAGCGCCGCCTGGGTCAAGAAAGGTGCCTACCTCGGCCTCACGCTCGAGATGTTCCTGAAAGATGACACCCGCAAACTGCGCGCCTTCCCGCGCATCATCGGCAACTCAGGCATCCGCACCATCTCCGCCTGGATCGCCGGACTCTTCACCGCCAACGCCGGCGCAGGCCCCGTCATGGCCGATACGGGCAACCTCTTCAACGCCACCGCCATTGCCACACCAGGTGGACACGCCAACCTCTTGACGGCCGCCCTCGATGCTACCGCCTGGGAAGCGGTTTGCGCGGCCATGTATGGCCAGCCCATGCTCGCACCCACCGGCGCAGACGGCGGGGTTCTCGCTGTCGAGCCTGCTTTCTGTCTGACGCCTCGCGCCCTCAAAAAGACCGCATGGGATTTGTTCAAGAACGATTGGGTTACCACCGACAACAAACACGCCACCAACCTGTTGAAAGACACAGCCACCCCGCTGGTGGTGCCCGAATGGACCGACGCCAAAGATTACGCCGCCGTCGCCGATCCCGATATCGCCCCGGCCATCACCGTGACCGAGATCTTCGGCCTCGAACCTGAACTCTTCATTGCAGGCAGTTCCACCGACCCCGCCATGTTCGAGAACGACGAGTCCCGCATCAAGGCGCGCCACTTGCTCAACGTGCTGGTCGAAGACTTCCGCCCCCTGCACAAATCCAACGTCACCTAACCCTCCACTTACCACTTACCATTTACCACTTACCAATTTCCATAAGGAAAAAATCCAATGGCAATCAATGATCCCAATTTCGCCTTCCTCGCCTGCAAGCCCACCGCTGCCTACGGCACGGTGGCCGCTTGGGCAGTCGGAGCCAGCCAGGTGGCCGGCGCGCTCGCCTACTCGTGCGATGCCACCGATGAAGCCGCCCACCTCTTCATCCCGCTCGATGCCATCTCGCACTTGCCGAACCGCATCGGCAACGCGGCCAAGGGTTTCGAGTTGGAGAGTATCCAACTCGACTTCGAGATTCGCACCGCCGCGCTGGATGCCATGAGCGCTGTCATCAACAAAGTGAAGCGCGGAGCCGATGGCTCCGCCGCGGTCGTCAGCACGCCCGCTTTCACCTATGACGCTGGCCACGACAGCGCCGCCGAGCGCGTGGACGTGGACCAGCACCGCATGACCCTCACCCTCACCACGCCCGTTTTCATCGAAGATGATGAGTTCTACGTCATCGACCTCACCATCGACAAGGCCGCCACCAGCCTGTTCGATTTCCTCGGCGCGTTCGCCTACGGCCGACTCAAGGCGTAACGATGGACGAGCAGAAATTCCCCTCGCGCATCCTTGCGCTCGCCGAGCAGAGCAAAGGCCAGCCGCTCGACTTCCACGAATACGAAGATCGCATCGTGATCGTCTTCGTGGACGGACGCAAGCAGACTTTCTGGAAAGACCGCAACAGTGGAGAAACTGAGGTCACCGTCAAGCACGCTGAGATCTCGGCGCACACCGAAGCCGCGCCGAAGAAAGGCAAACGCAAATGAAACTCGCCCAGGTGCTCCAATCCCGCAAGTTTTGGGCCGCCATCATCGGCCTGCTGGTCGTGTTCTTTGGCGCACGCGCCAACATCAGCCCCGAACAATTGCTTGAAGCCGTTGTGATCGTCGTCGGTTACATTCTCGGCGTTGCCCTCGACAAAGGCTAATCCCCGTTCCCCTCCTACCTCCCGAAGCCCCTGATAATAAAATTATCAGGGGCAGGGAAAAGCGTATTTGGCAAAAAGAACGCCCAGACCGTCCAAGCCAGAAACGAGCCCTGGAAAGGCCATTTTCAATGTCCGACACTCTCGCCCTGCTTACAGACAAAATTCAGGCCGCCTTAGGCGATGATGGCACCTATTTCAGCGATGCCCTCTGCACCGCCGCCGTGCGTGCCGCACTCAGTGAGATCAACGAGCGCGCCCCCGTCCACTCCAGCCAGATCGTGGACGTGTCTGCCGGCCAGAAGATTTATGAAGTCTCGCTCGTAGACGAGCGCGCCATGACGATCCTGAACGTACTGAAGCAGGACACCACAGGCCAGGACGACCAGCCGCTCAATTACGATCCCTTCACCGAAGACTCTCGCCTCTGGTTTCGTTTACGCACCGCCCTCAGTTCTGGTTATCTGGTCGTCAATTTCACCATCCCTCACACCATCGCTGGCTTGGACAGCGAGACCGAGTCCAGCCTGCCTGCCCACAACGACGCCGCGCTGATCAGCGGCGCGGTCTATCATGCCTGCCTGATCCGTTCCGTCTCTCGCGTCGAAGGCAACAACCTCGACAAATCCACCAGCGACAATTACATGCAGATTGCCAAAATGCACCGCCTCACATTCGACACCGCCCTCGACCGCATGGCTGCCCAACTTCCGCCAGTCGGAGAGCCGGGCGGCGAAGCCTGGAACGATCCATACTTCGGAAGGACCGCATGAGAACCATCGACCCCCTCCTCTCCGCGGCCCTGGCCGCCGGCACAGGCGAACCCGTCTTCAAGATGTTCGCCCACTACACAGACGGCAACGAAAGCGAATACAGGCCAACGATCAGCAAATACCAATCCAGCCGCTTCAAACTCTCCATTTGGGGAAATAATGCCATCGACCAGAGCACGCTCGAAGACGTCCAATACTTTACTTTCTCGCGTGGACTGATGATCAATGGCGTCGAATATTTTGCATCCTCCCCGCTCTGGTACAAGCAATCCTTTAGCATGGATTACAGAACCAACGAATGGCGCATGGATTGTCTCGCCTGGGACACCACCAGCTACAACAAAAGCACCAGTGCCACCCAAACCGCCAAGCAAGTCCTCGAAGCCCTCGTGCCCACAGGTTGCAGCGCCTCGTTTCTATCGCAAACGTGGACAGGCTTGCAATGGGACAAAGCAGGCACGGTCAAACCGAATCAATTTGAAGCCTTGCTCCCCATGTTGTGGAACAAGTACACCGTCAAACTCTTTCCACTCGATGACGGCGATCTTCTCTTTCAATCCAAGATCATCACGACTGAAAAGACAAGGATAGAGCCAGGCTGGAGCATCAATACAGCCACCGAAACCCGCCGCTATTACACCTACATTGACCAAAACTATTACAACATTCGCGCCCCCATCTGGAACATTTTTTGGGAAGACGAGACAGGTGCAACCCACAGGCTGAGTGCAACCTACAGCTACTTATCTTCATTCCCGCTACGCAATGCAGGCTTCTTTCCTTCCACCACAAGCGTTTCCTACATCAAACAATTGTTGAGCGACCCAACCAGGATCACCCCCATACCGCTTACCCTGCATGAATTCACCATGCGTCCCGATCTACGCATCGAGCAAGGCGAGTATATAGAAACAGACGGCGTGCTGATCCTCGCCAGCGTAAAGGAATCTTTCAACATCTCAGGCACAACCTATCCGTGGGAGATGAAAGTCAAAGGCGAACCCATGTTTTACGAAGGCGGCACCCCATGAGCATTGAACAGACCCAAACCAACCAACCAGAAAGCATCGACACCTCTGCTTTTACAGGCTTGCTCAGTGACGCCGAGAACAGCCTGCAAGCCCTCGCCCGCCGCGTGGACAGTTTACGCGCCACCCTCGACACGCTCTACGCCGCCCTCGCGCATAACCACGCAGGGACAGACATCACCTCCCAGGTCGCAGACAGCGACACCGTAGACGGTCAACACGCGTCCGCCTTTGCTCCTGCCGCCAAAGGCGTAACGAACGGAGACAGCCACGACCACAACGGCGGAGACGGCACGCAGATCAATCACACCACGCTTTCGAACATCGGCACGAACACCCACGCGCAGATCGATACCCACCTTGCTACAGGCGCGCACGTCACCAACGGAGATTCCCACGACCACAACGGCGGAGATGGTGCGCAGATCAATCACACCACGCTCTCCAACATCGGCACGAACACTCACGCGCAGATCGATACTCATCTCGCGCTTACTCGCTGGACCACCGTCCGAAAGACCGCAGACGAAAGCCGCGCATCAAACACCACCTTCACGAACGACTCCGATTTGATTTTCACTGTCCCCGCCAACAAGACCGTTGCCGTGCGCGGCGTCATCTGGTTTTCCACTCCCGCCGCCGCAGACTTCAAGTACAGGTTTGCATTCTCTGGCACATTGATCTGGCTGGAACACGACAACCATGGAGCCGGTGTAACCGGCGTAGGCTCAGAAGATATCGGCACCGCCAGCCCCATTTCAGGCACCGTCTTGGGCACCGGCACAGACGGCGGCTACGTTGAATTCGACGGCCTCCTCACCGCCGATTCTGTCGGACGCAATTTCAATTTCGCTTGGGCACAGAACACATCCACCGCCAGCAATACAACGGTCCGAAAAGGCAGTTATATCGAATATCTTTCCATCGACTAAAGGAGACTCCCCATGCAACAAAGTTACACGTTCCCGAACGACAAGGCCACGTACATCATCGAAGGCAAGGAAGAAGAACATACCTCTGCCAGTCTCACGATCAAATTCACCGAGAAGTTATCCGCCCGCTTCAAGTTGAATTTGGACGGCACCAGCGAAGTCACCACCCCCAACATCCCGCGCTACTTCAACGCCTACCTCGTTTCCCAGGCACAGACGCGCTACCAGGCCATCATCACCGACGGACGCAAGCGCGGCCTCCTCAACGTCTACAAGATCCTCCAGCGCCACTTCGAAACCCGCAAGACGACCAGCGCCATCCGTAACACATAACGTTGGTCGAGCGACGCGCTGAGCTTGTCGAAGCGTTGGTAGCTCTTTAACCATATCGAGACCTTTTTTTTGGATGACTTCGGCGACGCCGCGCCGAGTCTCAGCCTGGGCATAGCCTCCGCGCCCGGGCTTTTTCTTTCCCCCAAACCACCGCCTCTTTCTGGACCGTCAGCCGCCGCGTCCTCCCCAGCCTCTCCCCCCTCCCGATCGGGATTTTTCCCCAATGACACCACCCCAAACTATCAGTATAATCAGCCCATTCACCGCAAATTAATCTTCCACCGCCTAAAGTCCCAAATTAATTTCGGCATTAGAATCCAAGAGGTAGATAAGGAATTGGGACGTCAAATGGCGTTCGAAACACTGTTAGGCGTTAGATCCGATTTGTCGAGAAAATAATGGTCAATTGCAAGACATTCAACTTACGTGATAGTTCGTTCTGTCTTTCTCTGTACTGTATGCGCAATGAAGGATAGTGATTCACACAAGGAGGAGTAATGTCCAATCCATTCGAAGCGTTTAAGAAGGAGCGACTTGCTAAAGAAGCAGCCCTTCGACAAGAAGGTGAACGAAAGCAAGAGGCTCTTAAACTTGCTGAGGCTGAAAGAGAAAAAAAGATTGCTGAACAAAAACGACTGAATCTTGATTTGCATAATCAATTCAATGTAATGGTTCTTAGTATCTTAAATGCTCTACAGGACGCCGTATACCCCAGTTATCAAGTCAAGGGAAGCAAAGATTCGCCATATTGGAGCATAGGTGCAGATGAATATTGGGAATCTCATATGGGCGAAAATAGTGGCTATACATGGAAAGCAAGGGTTGAAGTTAGAATTGACCCAGAGAAATTTCCGTATCTGTTCATATGTTCAGTTAATAGTAAGCGAATGGAATGTCAAGCGTCAGAATCAGAATTGATAAAGACACTTACTTTGCTGCATGAGCAAAATCAATAGCCAAGGTCACAAAGTAGAGAGTTGGTTATATAACAGTACCATGTACAATTTATTTGAGCGAGTTACCATACTGATGGGTAATCCAATCCAAATCCACCGCCTACAAAGCGTGCAGTGGACGGTGGGGATTCTGGGGCATTTTCGGGCTTTTTCTACATCCGAACAGAATCTTGGTCTTGGAGTTTTATCTACGCCCACCCCACTACCACTAACGCCAAGCCGTTAGCCCGTTTCCTATTACCTAAAATTTCTTCAAAGCAAAGTAAAGAACGCCAGCAGGAGAAAGATATATGTCCACACCCAGCACGCCCGAAACTAAAGAAGCAGGGAAAATCCGTATAACTGAGTGGATTGGTGTTTTTATCTCAATTGTCAACCTGATTGTTCTAATCTATGTGGCGAATTTAAGTATAGAACAGCAAAAATCCTTAGAGAGTTTCAAGAAACAACTTGCATCTGCGACAATTTCAAGTAATTACAATACTGATAATGGAATACTTGAAATAATTAATACTGGAGAGACCGAAGCCATAAATATAGTAGTAACTATCTGGGCAAGAGTCGATGTTGATTACCGTTTCATGCTCCCTGGGATAGCACAATTCAATCCAACAACAGATCAAATACTTGCCCCTGGCAGATACATAATTTTTGATGTAGAAAAACTTTCACCCAGCCAAAAGTTAGTTCTTCAATTTGGAAAAAATCAGGAATACACTGAAATACCATCCAAGGAAGAAATATATGCTTCAATTACATGCACTAATTGCATGGGAGCAGTAGAAATTCGATAACAAAACACGGGCTACCGATAAACAGGAGTGTGAAGGGGTAAGCACTCTGAATCTGAAAATTGATCTCAAAATGGAGAAATGGTTCTGAATGGAAAATATTTGGAGCCATTTTTTCATTCTCCACCATCAGTATCTCAGCCCGTACACACCTCCCCGTGTACGGGCTTTTTTATTTCACACACACGCATTCCCCGCGATCCGTCGCCGCGTCCTCCCCATCCTCTCCCCCCTCCCGATCGGGATTTTTCCTCAATGACACCACCTCAAACTGTCAGTATAATCAGCCCATTCACCGCAAATTAATCTTCCACCGCCCATAGGGAAATATCCAAAATTTTCACTGTATAACCACCCTTTGGGAACTTAAACCAGAAATCTCGCCGCTCCAAAAAAGAGTTGGCTGGCAAAGCAAAATATAGGAGTTGTCATGACAAATATCATTCTTATCATATCCATATTGTTTATCATCATTTTTGCGATTCTGAAATTTACAGATTTTGTCAAGTTAGATGACCCCGCAATACTTCTTCAGAAATCATTGGATGAAATATTTGTGACATCCAAATTAAAAAAACAACTATATAGTGAGTATTCATCACTTATTCACAAGGTTGACATTGACTATAAAGATATTAATAAAATACATTACAAAATCTATCTTGTTGGGGATTGGCAAAATAACAAAATAAACGATAAGTTTTTTGAAAACTATAAACCTGTATGGATAGATAATTCCAGCATTGAATCAAAGTACAAATTTATCAACAACAAATTTCAAAAATCTATAAATACCGAATGCCTACTTTTACAAGAAGAACTCTTGACAAGGAAATTCAAAGAAAACCTCTTGAAGGATTACGTTTTACTTTCGAAAGATGTTGACAAATTCATTTTTATTTCCCAACAATCAAACGATTCTGCTTATTCAAAAATAAAACACCGCTACACAAAAATATTAAATGCTGGTCTTATAGATTCTGTAAGACAAAAAACTGCTAAATCTGTATCAAGAGATGAAGTTGAAGAAACGACCATTATAGGAATGATGATAGGTAAAAAAATAAAGAAAGATACTCGTGCCTACGTTTTATTATTTGCAGGGCTAGTAATCTATTTGCTATTCGGACTCTTCACTGCACAAACCAATCTATTGGGATTGATGTTTTTTGCTTTAGCGATTCTAGCCTTACAACTGAATCAGAAAGTAACAGAATATCGAATTCGAAAAGGATTCTATGGAACAAATTATTACGAAGCCCGAGAAATCATTCAGTTTGTTGTCGAAAACGCCGATGAGAATTTTTACTCTGGCGGCAAAATCAAAAAACTTATGCCTGAACCTGAAGTAATGCAAGAAGAAGCCAGATGTGTAGAAGGCGGAGTATTCGCATGAATAACCACATGAATAGACTTACAGCCATTTTCAAAATAGCCACAGACATATTGCTTGTCAAAAACCCAGTAGGAACAAGTATGGGGCTACTTTTTGGAGTTATAGCGCATGGCATAGCCTCTTTATTCGCACCTTTAATTGAGTTGACTTGGGCGCTAAAACTATCTGTATTGAAAATTTATCACTTTATGGCAATTGGGATATTTGGTTTTAACGTAAAAAGCCTGAATGCTAAAAATAAAATTCCGCCAGATGTGGAAGAAGCGATTCAAATGGTTGACAAGTTAGAGAAACAGGGAAAAATCAGTATGTCACAAGCCACGTTATACTATCGAGAAATAACTAATAGAGTAATTGAAAATGTAAAATTGAATAACAATGCTGAAATTCAAGCGGAACTTTTCAGAGAAATATTAAAGAAGCAAATTGAATCAACTTAAAAACATCTTCAAGACAAGCGTGTTTTAATTCCTAGAAATGCCAGCCACAAAGCGTCCTTAGAAACCATTCCATCAGGAGCGCCCCAGATGTAATCATCCGGGGCGCTGTTCTTTGGAAAACCACGCCCGCCTTCACCTTACGACCCAAAAAACGCCAGAAATCTCGCGGACGGCTAAACGCAAAACAGGCGTTCTCCCAGGAGAACGCCTGTTTTTACAAATCCACCTCTTCTCAGCCCGTACACACCTCCACGTGTACGGGCTTTTTTATTTCACCACACACAAACCAAAATCAAACCCCATCCACTCTTGTACAACCACAGAACAATGACCACGGCGGGAAAGACGAACACCCGCCTATCATCCACGCCTTTTGCGTTTTGAAGCAAAAGGCTCAGAACGGGTAGGCAATAAAAAATCGGTGTGCATACACCCGTATTTTATTGCAGGAAACGCAGAAGCGGAAGCCGAAAAAAAAGATGTTTCACTCTTTTTTTTCGCTGCTTAATTTCCGCCGCCGCTGTTTGGGCATTTTACCCGCGCAACCCACGCAAAAGACAAGCACCCAACTGCATCGTGCAAAGCGGGGCGTGTGCCCATTTTTTGCTGGAAGAGCACCAGCAAAACAATTCCGCTTTGCCGTGCAGTTTGCAAACGTGCTTGCTTTTGAAAATGTCGGCCAGAAGAACGCTGGCGTCGCCATTCGTGGGATTGGCGGGTGTGCCTGCCCTCAGTCGGCTGGCGTAGCCGTTTCGTTTCTCGTGGAGGTTCCCGTGTTTGCTTTCGTTCTTCCTGCTCGTGCGCCTGTCTATGTCGGGGGTTCTCGTGAGCTCGTGCCTTCGTCTCAGGGTGGTCTGCTTTGCCGTTCGGTGGTGCACCGTTTGGCTTTCGCTGGTCATCCGCTTCACGTTGGCTGTGCTGTCGGGGCTGATGCCATCGCTATCCAGGCTTGTCTGTTGCATCCCGGTGCCCGTCTGTCTGTCTTTGCCGTGGGTTTGCCCTCTGGCTTTGGCTTCTGGTCTGGCTCTGCATTGCCTGTCGTTCGCAAGGCTGCTGCAGCTGGTGTGCCTGTGCGTTGGGCCGCTGGGGGTCATCCTGGCCGTGTGCCGTTGGTTCCCCGTCTCATGGCTCGGTCTGTGGCTGGCTTTCAGGGGTGTGCCTTGTCGCTGTTCTTCTCCCCTGGTCGTGGTTCCTCCGCTGTGGCTGTGCGTTCCCTGCGTGTTGGCATCCCTGTCATCCTCTTCTGTGCGTTCCCTCCAGAGCTGTCCTATCGTGGTCAGGTCTGGTTGCCCGTTGCCTCTCAGTTCATGGGTTCGCCGTGTTGGTTCTTTCCCGCTCATTAGCAAGTTATCAGGGGGATTCTTTTTTCGGCGTCTCCAATCTAACAACATCCAACCAATACGCGGTGCGTGACAGTGAGTCTTGCAAAGCAATATAAGACCGCCCTTTTGTTATTCCATGCAAGATCCATTCCCGCTCGACGGTGCGGAGTACCGCCCGCGAGCGGTGGAAATAATTGTGCAGGCTGGACAACCACCAGCCGCGCCGCGTGGCGGCCTTTTGTAGCTCAGCTGACAGAGACGCGGCCAATCGCCCCGAACACACTCAACCTCCACCCTTCGAGGTCGTGGTCGCAGGCTTAGACGCGTCGCCTAGCTTCGCTGCTCGCAACAATCGCTCGTAAACGCTAGCCAGGCTACCACGCTCCACTTGCAAACCTTCGGGGCTCGGCAAGCCTTCGCACTCATTCCATCCCGCGCGGTCGCAAGCTCTAACGCATTCCTGTGACGAGTCACGCAGGCCGGCGCGACCGCCAGAGGCTGGCGGTTTCTAAGCTAAGACCAAAGAGCAGCGGGGAGTTGCCCGCACCCCCGACTGGCTTGCGCCACGGAACGCCCACCGTGAACGGCGCAAGCAAACACGGCGCAGGCCGAGGACGGCCTTCCCGCGCCACGAGCAAGAGCAGACGAGATGCGGCTTTCAGCCCATCTCTCGAAGAACGCCCACGGCAACGGGCAACGGCCATCCGCACAACACCCGCCGCTCACCCTTCCCCCCTCCCAAACCCAACCCCCCAACCCAGGCCGTCAAAACCGCCATCCTGTCGGTTTTGCGTCCAGCAAGGTTGGTCTCATTGGGATAGGGGAGCAGGGTGAATGACTCCTGCATTGATCCTGCGCGTGGCGCAGGCGCAGGCGGCGGGATGCGGATTGGCTCGTGCCCGAAGTACACGCCGTGACTGAACCAAAAAACAGAGCGGACGGTGGCCGCGCCGCCACCTCCAAAACCACAGCGGAACTTGGGGCGTTGCACCGCCCCAAACCCCCTGCTTCGCTCGCCGAGTACGGCGATGCCGAACCACACACCTCTCTTGGGGCGAATTCTACCAGCCACCCAAATTCGCAAGCCGTGAGTACACGGCCTCGCATGAACGGGGCTAAACGTGCGGGTGAGCCAGGCGGGGCGTGAGTACACGCCGCCAAACGCCTGTCTGCCGCATTTGCTCTGACGAAGAAGGCAGGAACACTCCAAGGCAATTGCGAAGCCTCTCTATCTGCGAAGCCGAGATTTTAAGCTCGGCTTCGTTCGCCATATCCAAAGTAATAGGGCTTCGCAATTCGCTCTTTCCGTTGCCTTCTTCTGCAATTCTGGCAGACGACCACCGCCAGAATTCCGCAAATGCCAGGCAACGAACCCGCAGCCCCATGCGGCCACAGCACGGCGGGGCAGAAAATACAACGGCGGGAAATGCGCAATCTCGACATTGCACCCAAACACCCGCCTATCCCCGCCGTGGCCTGTGGTTGCGCCTTTGGTTCCCGTCTGGTGTGCCCCTTACGGCTGCTGGCAGCAGCCGTCAGCAGTTGGAGTACCAACTGCGAAGATCAAAACCACTCGGCCACAGGCCGAGACATTCAGAGCCATGCGCTCAGGAGGCTACCGTGTCCCGCAAGCATCAGTCCGTAAGCCCCGAAATCGTCAATGACGTTTTCGGCACTAATTTCACCGAACCCGTTGATGTCACATACGGTTTCGATGGTCCGTGTCATGATTACTTCATCGAGACTTTCACCGAGATTGAAGATGGCGAAGGTCTGGTGGGTGTTCATTACGGCGGTATTGGGTTCACAGAAGAAGTGACCCGCGGCAAACTGCTCGAAATTGCCGAGAAATTGCATTTGCCTGGAATGGCTGATGCAATTGCGCTCGACATGCCACTCTAATTTCACTTCACTTCGTTTCGTCAACTCCCCTGCGAAAGCAGGGGAGATTTCATTCCCAACCCCAAGGAGGTTGCCGTGTCTACCCATTCTTGTTCGCCGTGTGAGTTTGCTTGTCATCCCGCCCTGAAAGTTGTTCAACTTGTTCGTGAACGTCTCGCCAAGTTCGATATCAAGCCCTTGTCCGTTGTGGTTCACAACGAACAAGCCATCTTCACCCTCAAATCGGTCGAAGATGCAGATTTCATGCTTGACGACCTCTGCGAGTTGGTCTTCGAAGAAAACGCAGAACTTCAGATCCTCGGTCACATGGACATTGAACAATTCGCCAATGTGCTGACCATCTCGAAGGCTTGCATCACGGACGATTACTCGTAATCGTTCCTGATCGTTTCCGCAAGTGCGTTCAACCCACCGCCGAAAGGCGGATTTTTCATTTCTCAAGGAGATTTTCCAATGTCACCCCTTACGTTCACATCCTGGCTTGAAAAACTCGATGCGCTTTGTCAAAAGCTCATGGGTGGCTTACGCCTGGATACCCTGCCCGATGCTCCGCTCATGGAGTTCTGGCGCGACGGCATCACGCCGTCTGATGCTTTCCACACCTTCGTTGCCGAATACTGGAATTAGGGAGATTCGCCATGGTTGCTTACAACTTCCTGCATCGCGAGCCTGTCTACCCTTACCACTACAAACCCGAACCACCTCGTGTTTGTCTCATGGCCTGGGTGACAGAGCGCAAAGATGACGGCGAGTTCGTCACCTACTTTGCCGAGATCCAAAAGGCCGAAGCCGCCAGCCGTACCGCCTGGGTAAAGACGCCAGGTCGCCTTTACTTGCATCCCGTCCCATTCTCAGCACTTCAATCCGTTGCGCTTTATGAAGGCTCCAAGGTTCTGAAAGCCTTCGGACGTCCGCCTTTGGCGGACGTACCCGCATGGGTTGAAAATGCCAGCTTCGAGGAGGCCTAACCATGTCCCAGGACATCGTACTTGACACACGCTGGTGCGACGAGCATTGGGGAAAATGCTATTTCGCGTTCCATGAAGAAACAGCCACGTGGCAGCACATCGGTTCTTTCAGCGACATGGCCACGTTCATTGCCAAGATGAAAACCGAATTCGGCTTTCAATGCAAACAGCGCAGCGGCATCTACACGCTTTACCGCCGTAAATCGCAACCACTCACGCTTCCACTTGATTGGCAAATGGCGCAGAACGCCGATCAAGAACGTGAGCCGATCGACCCCGCGCAGGACTGGTAACCATGGCCTACCGCACTGTCACCGTTGTTGAAGAAATGCGGAAGAACGGCGATGGCTATTACAAAACCGAATCACGCGTCCCATTCGTCCGCTTGCGCGGGCGCTGGCTTGAAAAACTCGGCTTCACGCCAGGCGCAAAAGCCTACATTTCCGAAATGCCGAACGGCCTACTCATCTCGTCCCAGCCTCCCGCTGGGACGAGCGTTTCTGACATGAAGCCACTGTCAGAAATCAAAGCCCAATTCAAGGCGCTTGGCATCGAGACAGAACAGAGATCGAAAAAGCGTGCCAAGCCGGATCCCACGCCCGCCGAACGCGGCGAACCCTTCATTGTCCCCACATGCGGAATCGCAAACACAGACCCGCTGGACATGGACGATGAAACCTACGCTCAGTGGATTGCCTGCCTACAACCCGAAGGGAAAAAACACTGGCTTTCTCTTCGAGCGCTCAAACCACCGGAGCCAACGCCCAAAAAGGTTGCTTGGACCAGCAAGAACGCCTCGCAACCAGACCTTTGGGCTTCCATGTTGCCGCAAACAGCCGCGGCACAGGCGAATGTCATCCACGAACTACCCGATGACATTCCGCCCGATCAAATCCAATTCTTCAAGCCTCGCGAAATTGGAGCGAAGGCTTACAAGAAAATTTGCAATGACAACTAGGAGATTTTCCAATGACCTACAAACCGACCGAAGAACAGAAGAAACGTGCCGAAGAGCGCCGAGCCAAATTCCGCGACCTGTGCAAACAGGTCGCTGCTCTTTCAGACGAAGAGCGCGCCGCGCTTGCCCAGCGCATCAACATCACGAACACCGATGGCCACCCGCTGACCGCCCACAATGCGATCTTGCTTACCTACCAGATGGAGAACGTCACCGTCGTTGGTGGATATCACCAGTGGCGCACCATGGGCAGGCAGGTCAAGAAAGGCGAGAACGGCCTTGCAATTTGGGCGCCGAAGATGCCCAAGAAACAGGAGGGCGAGAGCAAACCCGCCGAGCCAACACCAGGTCAAACCGAAGACGAAAAACCGAATTTCTTGATGGTCACTGTCTTCGATATTTCACAAACACAGGAGATCGAAAATGTTGACGCGTGAAGAATACGAAGCCAGGCGGCAGGCCAGATACGAACGCCTGCTCGCCGCCGCACAGAACGCCGAGCGGGAGAGTCAATCACTCTCCCGCCAGGCAGACCAGATGGCATCCATCATTCCGTTCGGACAGCCGATCCTCGTCGGTCACTACACCGAGCACCGTGACCGCCGATACCGCGAGCGCATCCACAACAAGATGCGCCGCGGCTATGACTTGCACTTGCGAGCCGAGCATTTGCGAGAGCGAGCCCAGGCTGTCGAGCGAAACAACGCCATCTTTTCCGACGATCCGAACGCCGTCGAAAAAATTGAAGACAAGATCGCACGGCTTGAAGAACAACAAGCCGTGATGCGAGCGGCCAACAAGTTGGTTCGCAAGGGTGATCGAGATGGCTTGCTTGACATGGGTTTCACCGAGACGCAGGTCACCAAGCTATTCAAACCCGATTTTTGCGGTCGCCTCGGCTTCCCTGATTACCAACTCACGAACAACAATGCCAACATTCGCCGCTTGAAACAACGCGCCGTGGAAGTGCAGAAACGCCAGGCGCAGGCAGATGTGATCAAGGAAGTTCGGGGAATCAAGATCGAGATCAGCCCAAGCGAAAACCGAGTTCGCTTGTTCTTCAAGGGCAAACCACCGGAGACCACACGCACAAAACTCAAGTCTCGTGGCTTCCGCTGGGCCCCATCACAAGGCTGCTGGTCGGCCTACTACAACAGTTCATCCTTATGGGCTGTACAAGACATTGAAAAAGGAGAGATCGAATGAACGAGCAATTTGTAAACCCACTGACTCCCTGGAAAGGCTACTACCGAGACGGCCAGAGCGCATTGAAGTATTACGAAATTCTGGACACGCTCACCGCCGAACAAATGCGCCAGTGCTGGCAGGAGACAGACGAGAAAACCTATTGGGATCTTCTCGAATGTGTCCCCCCTCTCCATCATGGGCCAAACGGATTCATGGTTGGCGAGTGCTCCACGCACACCGATGCAGGCGCGATCTATGACGTCTTTGTCGATTACGCGGGTCGCTTCTTCTGGCGTCCATGCCCACGTCACGAATGGGATGAATTCCAATTCGTTCAGCAGATCAAAAAACTCTTTTTCAACTAATCCCACTTGCCCGCTGGTCGGCATCGTAGGCCAGCAGAAAGGTTTCCCATGTCCCCATCCGCTTACGACATCTACGAGTTCTACATCGAACCCAGTGACTTGAAAGGCCAGTCGCACTCCGTGAAGATCGCCAAGGTTGCGCTCGAAGACATCTTCGACCCCATCAGCAAGCACGACCAGAAGAAGATCGTGCTTTCCTTCGAACAGCGCAAAAAGAAAATGCCGCTCAACAAAACGCAGGTTGCGGCATTGATCGAGATCACAGGCACAGACGATTACAGCCAATGGGTCGGAGCGACCATCACGCTCACGCCCGCACAGGCCAGCAATCGCAAAGACACCATCACCGTCACGCCGAGCAAGATCGCCAAGACAGAAGGTGCGAAATGATGCAACAGCGTTCCCTTGTCATATCTACAACCTTCTACAGCGCGATTTGCTCAGGTTGCGGATATCCTGCCGAAGAAGGCGAGAGCAAATCCGAAGCCATCGAGAACGCCAGGCGCGACGGTTGGACCATGCGCACCATTTGGCCGAACGGCGAACCTCTCGAAGTCTTCACGTGCGCCATTTGCCAACAGAAAACCAATGCAGACCTCGAACTTGAAGCCGAAGAATTCAGTTCCTTCGATGACACGCCCGATACGGACGCCGCTGGAAATTGTTTCAGCGACGCCGATCCAGGTCTGTAGCCCTACACAATCCACTCTCCCCGCTTAAGCGGGGAGAAATTTTTTACTCCAAGGAGAATCCCAATGATCACACTGAACATCCCCACGACTGACGAGCAGATCAAAGCGATCAAGGCAGTCACAGCCATTACAGACGCAGAAGAAAAAGAAATTCGCGCACGCTACGAATGGATGATCGAACGCGCCAAGCAATATATCCCGCGCAATCCCAACGACGAGTCCTTGTTCGACGACCGTCGCAACATCCGCGTGGATGTGATGCTCTTGACTGACACGGGCAGTTATCAGATGGTCGCACACAACAGTGTGACCGACCTCGATAAGCCGCAAGGCCATTCCTTCAATTTCCATTTCCAGGAAACTTCCCGCTGGTTGTTTGGCTTCGGCATCGTTTTCGACAAAGAGACACACGAACTCTCGATGCACACCTAATTTTTTTCCATCCACTCTCCCCGCCGAAGCGGGGAGAGATATTCTTTCACAAGGAGACTTACCATGGCCGCACACGTACTCGCATTTCTCAAAGAAGTTGCCGAAGGCAAATCCACTGCCGAGCAAGTCCTTCACGCTCTTTCCTACGCACCTCTCGGTGACAATATGGATTGGGACGACTGGCAGGACTTCTACCGCGCCGAACCTTCCATGCAGAAATTCCAAAAGATGGCAAACGATCTTTTGGATAAGTACACCAAAATGTGGCACGACCTCGGCGAACCGAACACCGCCGAAGCTTGGCAACGTGCCAAATTCCCAGGAAAGGCAGAATAGCCATGCCACTCAATTGGAACTCATCCAAATGCAAACCTGCACAGGACAAAGGCGAAGAACAAATGCGCCACACGCTCTGCATCCTCACCGTGCGGATCGGCATCTTTGAAATCACACAGAAGAACGCCGCCGAAGTCTACGCCCGGGTCCACATCCTTGAAGAGATCAACGGCGCATTTCACACCCAGGCCATGCCCGAAGGTCTCATGCAACGGCCTTACTTGCCGAGCGACATCAAGCGCTGGATCGGACTGAATACAAACGCATCGAGCCTCACGCGTACGCAATTCCTAAAATCCATCAGCAACCAAATGGATGACTACGCTCGTGAATACAGGGAGATGACGAAATGACCGCACCAGCTCCACAGCCCGAGCGCATGACCGCCGAAGAAGTCCGCGGCCTATTCAGGGACATGATCCACATCCTGACCGAGCAAAACTTGGTCATCTTGAAACTCAACACCTCGATGATCAAAATCGAAGAAGAAATGGAGAAGCTCATCGACCAGAACGCCAGGCTTGGACGCATTGCCCTCAAAGCGCATGGCATCGATCCCGACACGATGAAACGCATCGAAGAAGAAGGAGACTAAACCGACAATCCCGCCGCCCTTCGGGGCGACGGGATTTTTTTTACCTGCTCAATCCTGGTCGAAAACCACAACCAGCCCTTCGGGTCTTCGGGGGAGTCTGGTCGGCCACCTCATGGGCGGACGTCGGCCCGTCCACTAGGCCGATGCCTCGCCGCACCTGGCTGACGGGAAAATAATAGTGCCCATCCCCCGACCCCCTTCCCGCCTTCGGGCAGGGGGCGCGCAGGTCAATTCGAAATCCACACAATTGACTCTTGACATATTTCCCAACCTGCCTATAATTCCCGAAATGTCCAGCGAAGAAATATCCACACGAGAAGCTGCAGCCCTGCTACGTTGCTCAGAGCGCACCATCCGCAACATGATCAAGCGCGGAAGTCTTTCCGCCAGGAAACTTGATCCATACAGTAAAAGCGTTTATCTCCTCCTTCGCGCGGATGTTGAAAAATTACTTCCCCCCGATAGACAGAAGTCAACTCGACGAACTCGAAGTAAGTGACCTGATCGTTATCCTTCTAAAAAAAATCCCCGCCCCCATGTTAGTAGCATGAGAGCGGGAGCGATGACCCTACCATCGCCAAAGTGGTACAGCACCTTGACAACCGAATAGGGACTGAGCGGGTGATGGGACTCGAACCCACGATATCTTGCTTGGGAAGCAAGCGTTCTACCACTGAACTACACCCGCTTGCAGGCTGGGATTATAGCCAGCCCGTGGAGGCATGTCAAGCGCCGCGCTGGAGCAGTTTATCGGCCAGGAGTTTAAGCGACTCACCTGCCTCGCCTTGGGGATTGGCGACGCGCAGATTTTCCAGTGCGAGGTCTGTCATCTCACGCGCCGCATCCTGCGCGGACGTTCGGGCGGATTCCGTTTCGAGCAGGTTTGCCAACGCCTGAACCTCGTCCGCGCGGATCGGCCCCTGCCGCCAGCGTTTGGCGAACTCACCATTTTTTTCCAGCCCAAACAAAACAGGCAGCGACTTTTTCCCCTCCACCAGATCGCTCGCAGCAGACTTACCCGTCAGCGCCTCATCGCCCCAGATGCCGAGGATATCATCCTGCACTTGGAAGGCCAGGCCGAGGTAGTGACCGAATGCGCGGTAAGCCTCCTGCCGCGGTTCATCTGCGCCGCCGAGCAATGCGCCGAGGTGACAGCAAGCCGACAGCAACGCGGCCGTCTTTCCGCTGACCATCGGCCAGTAATCGTTCACGGTCAGGTCGGTGCGGTCTTCGTAGGAGATGTCGAGGAATTGGCCGCACGTTAGTTCGAGACAGGTTTGGTGGAGAATCTTCGCGGCGCGGAGAACGGTTGGGGCAGGGTAGGCCGCCTCGAGGTCCGCGAGAGCGAGGTTTGAGAGTACGAAGAGTCCGTCGCCCGCGTTGGTTCCCTGCGCGAGTCCCCATTTCTTCCAGACAGTTGTCCGCCCTCGGCGTTTGTCGCTGTTGTCTTCGATGTCATCGTGAACGAGCGAGAAATTATGGACGAGTTCCACTGCTGCCGCGGCTGGTAATGCAAATTGCCAACGTGTACTGGATGCTTCTCCAGTATTTGCGCTGCACGCGGCAGTGCAAAGCAACACCATCAGAGGGCGGATGCGTTTGCCGGTAGCCTCAGGGCCTGCGCCTTCACCTGTCCAGCCCATGTGATAGGTGAGCATTTCATGGAAGGGAAGGGTGCTGGGCTGGTTGAGACGCGCGATCTGCTTTTGCAGCTCAGTTTCGATTTGCGGTAGGAGTTTTGAGATCGTGTCCAT